CCATGTTGATGCTGTTGGAGATGTTGCCCTTGCCACCGCTCTGCATGGCGATTTGCATTTTCATCACGGCAATGTCGCGATCGTGAGCGAGGATGGTGTTAACCGTCCAAACAAAGAACAACGGAGCTGCCCACAGAGAAATTTTGAATACCCACCCATGAACCGTCCCCAGTTTGATGATTTCTTGGTTGTCGTCCATAATGCTCACGACATGTCTCCTTTCCATCGTTGCAGGCCCAAAACGGCCAGTTGCGTGTCGGGAAAATCCGGTTGGGTGGCGATGTCGTAAGCCTGACAATCGGCCCACGGCAGCAGCATGGCGAGCCCTTGAATGGCGCTCCAATGCGTGGGGGTAAAAAGTCCTGCGGCCCAGTAGTGCGTGGCGGGCCCATCTCCAGACGGGCTGCCTGCCGGCACAAACAGATTGGCCGCCTCTTCCTCCGTCAGACTGAAAGGAGCGGTAGTCGCCAGCGCCCGCGCACTGGGTAAATGCTCTGCCAGGATGAGGATAAGACCTCGGATCATGCGGATACCCCCGATTTGTTGGTGAGATACTGTGTGAGACTGGTAAGCTCTTCGGCTGTGAGGAGGCGGTTCATCAAGCCAAGCTCGGAAACATTACCCTTGATAAATTCTGTGGTTTTCCCAAGGCCAGCCACGCCTGTTAACACTCCCGCCGAGGTGGCGTCAGTGACGGTAGTTCCGTTAACGCGAAAACTTCGACCAGAACTAGATGCTTGTGCGATAAACACTTGCGTGCTCGTAGCGGTTGACCCGTTGTATAGAAACGATCCTGTGAACACGCTTCGCGCCGAATCGTAGAAACCTACCAACCGATTGCCCCCCGCATCATCATACACACGATGCCTCCCGCTTGCAGTGTTTGCTTTGTAGATGAACCAGATGGTGAATGCTGTAGTGGCTGAGTGGGAAAAGGCCATCAAATCATCGACGCCATCAAACAGCACAGCAGGCCCGCCATTGATGCCCGTAGAGCTTAAAGTAGGGCGGGCCGTGCCTGTTGCGGTAGCGTTGCCAGATGCCCCCAAAGTGCCTTGATTGCTCCAGGTGCTAATCGGGTTGCCATTACCAACCCCAATGGAGGCGGCATTGAACCAAGTCATGGGGGACAACAAAGCAGGAGTCCACTCACCGCCACTTGCCACGAATCGCGGACGCCTGCGCAGGCGGTCAATCCCGCCGAATTTGGAGGAGTGTATCATGAAAGATATTCGGCCTCGATGCTCTTGATGGTGACTTGCGTGTTGGAGTCATCGGCACGCTTGACGGAAATCTGGTTCGCGTTCGTGATGCCGTAGAACGAATAACCGGAGCCGGTCGGAAGCTCGAAGGTCGCCGAATCGCTGCCGCGCTTGAACGCAAGCGTCGTGCCCGTGTTGTTGATGACGTGGACGCCATCGCAGACGTAGGCCGGGAAGGTCACGAAATTCGTTCCCGTGGCGCTGGTTTGAACGGAGGTAAGGAAAGCCGCGTTGGTCATGCGCAACTTCGGGGAAACGGGCGCGGGCGTGTCAAGTCCCGGCTACGGGCATTTTTGACGTGACAGCGGGCAGGCGGTCGGGCAGACTTGCGGCGTGAAAATCTGGCTCACCTTCTGGTTTCTCTTCTGGCTTCCCGTCGTGTTCCTGCTTGGCGCGGACGCGAGCCGGGACACGTTGGATGGGACGATGCGCAAGGGCACCGGCAAGGGCATCATCGGATGCCTCGCCGTGCTTCCCGGCATTCTCGCCACCGGCTACGGCACCGGATGCCTTGTCACTGGTCGTTTTCGGCGTTCTCCTGCAAGCCGAGCAGTTGGCGGATAATGTTCCAGCCCGCGCCCGTCGCCGAGGCTCGACCGCCAAGAATGTTGCCCAGTTCCGTAACGACCCGGCCAATGTCGCCGCTGTCAAAGTCGCCTTCGAGAATGGAGCCAAGCGCCGTAAGGGCCGTGGCCGCAGGATTTGAAGCAACTCGCGGCTCAGCGCCGAATGTTTTTTGCGCCAGCACTTCGAGCAACGGCCCAAGCTGCAACGCACCAGAGAACGGCCCGAGAAGCATTGAGGCCAGATAGCCTTTGAGCGTCCAGATTTCATCGTCGTCCGCATCCGTAAAGCCGTCGCGGATCATGTTCCCGATGGTCTGCGAGACAATGGGGATAATGAGATGCCCGAGGATCAGGCGAGAAGCGAACTTGTCGCCGTGCTTGTAGGATAGCAGGCTCAGGCCGAAAGCCTGACGGTTCGCGCTCTGAAAGGCGAAAATGACGCGGAGCCAAGGATTGCCAACCGAGTTTTCAAACTGCGATTTCGTCGCCGTGCTGTCGGGTTGCGCTGTCTCCTTGACGATCAGGGTCATTTGCTCGCCCGCGTAGGCCATTGCCTGCTCGTTGTTCAGCCCTGCCGCCAGTCCTTCACGATAGGATGCGTCATGCGCAACCGCCGCGCTAACGGTCGTGAAGACCGCATCCGTGAACCCGATGGCATACCATCCGCCTTCGAGTGCTCGATTTGGGTATTGGGTCAGGACATCAAGGATTTCGTTCTCGAACCGGCGCTTTTGGTGCGCCTGAAAGGCTTCCCGCATCTCGGGATCATAGTCATTGATACGACGTTGCACGGAGTCGCTATTCCACGCCTCGCGGAGCGAAATCGACGAAGCGCCTGAAAGCACCCGGCCAAGACTGCGCGCATAGCTGCCGAGGCCCACCTTGAAGGCACTACCGAGCGCAGCGGTTGCCTGCTTCAACAGAACCCCGACCTTGAACAACAGGGCCGACGCGGAGGCGGCGCTCCCCCATCGCTGCATCAAGTCGCCGCTCAAGGTGTTCATGATGGCGTTTCGCTGGCCGGACTTCTCCAAGTCGTCGATCCAACGCATCATTTGCGCGCTCTTGGCCGCGCCCAGGTTGGACTCTACGGCCATGCGAAAGTCACGATGACCCACGACGGCGCGAATTTCGGCCAACGGTTCAGCCCATGCGATGTAGTGCTCGACCTGAAAGGCGTTGCCCCAATAGTTCGCCAGCGCATCGACGTTTTTAGGCGGTCCCGTTGGAGACGAAACACGCGTTTTTGTGAAACCCGCCGCCATGCCGCCCGCCATGTTGTCAGCCGTGAGGGCAACGCTTCCGTCCTTGCCCATGTTCTCGACTTGGCGCATGCCGCCGTAGGCCTCCACGCGCGGCAGGTTGACGCCTCGCAGCTCGCGGAAAACAGGGTTGATGCGGTCGTATTGCTGGCCGTATTTTTCGAGCAGCCATGCGCGGATTTTCTTGGCTTCTGGCGTCAGCCATTTCTCCGCCTTGGCCTGCCACTCCTCGCCGTAGCCGTGAGAGGCCAGCCATTCGCGGGAATCGAGGTCTTGAAACCAGAGCGTGAACTGCACGGCCTGCATTTGCGAGAAGGTGCCGAGCGGCGTTCCCTCTTGGATTCGCTGCAATTCCCAAAGGCCGCGCAGGCGGGCCGTTTTGCCGCCCGCAAACGTGGTCTTGAGCAGCTTCGCAAACTCAGCGCGTCGCGCCTTCATGGCGTCCTGCTCTTGGGCGTCGGCCTCCAAGATGGAGCGCCGGACGGTCTGGTAAAGGTCGCCCTCCCCGAGGAGTGAGCGGAAAAAGCCGCTGGCATCAAGGCCCGTGTCGAGGTAGTCCGACGCAAGGCGCTTGAGGTCGGAAGGACTGCGGGCCATTTGGGCGCGCGCCGAATCGCCCGTTGCGGCACCGCCGACCAAGGCAATGCCCTTGGTGCGCCATTCTTGACGGCGCTCGCGACGGGCCGCCATTTTTTCCAGATGAGTCACGCGGCCCTTGATGTATTGCTCCTTGGCGGCATCGACCGCTGCCATGATTTCGGCGGCGTTGCGCGGTGCTTGCGCGTCCGTGCTGTAAAGGGTGCTGCCGAACGTTTGAAGCACTGTAAGGCGAATGTCCTGCAAGGTCCGGGCCTCGTCCAAATCCGAGACTTCGCGGCCCATCCATGCCGACAAGCCCGCAAGCTGCGCGTCGGTAACGTCGGCCTCTAGGGCCTGCTCTGCCGCAACGATAGCCTCGTCGGCTTTTTCGGGCGACATTTCCGCCGCCGACTCCGCGAGGGCAAACCATGCGTGGAACTCGGGGCCAATCTTGCCTTGTGCCTTTTCGCCGGATTCGTTCTTGGGGGCCGCCCTCTTGAAAAGTCGCGTCAGTTCGGCGCGACCTTCCTTTTTCAGCCACTTCTCAAGCTCGACGTTCATTTTGTCGATACGGCGTTCGATTTCGGCCAGCATGGCTTCGTCGGTCGCCAGACCTGCGAGCTTCACGTATCCGCCCACACGGGCGCGGACTTCGGGAGGAGCCGCCGCAAGGATGCCGTCAAGCGTGCGCAGGGCCGCTTTCAGCATGTCGCGTTGCGCCTTTGGGCTTCCGGCTGTCTTGCGGGCCTGATTCGCCCAGGCCTCCGCCTCTGCCTTAGCGTCTGCCTTCGCGGCTTTCTGTGCGTCCTTGTAGGCCTGCACGGCTTCACGATGCGCAGCTTTGTCTTTGCGCGTGGAAGCAATGACTTCGGCCAATGAATCCCAAAGGTCTTGCGCCGAGTCGCCACGCAGCGGCCCGCCTTGATCCTGCGGCCCATCGTGAAGCGCCTTCGCCATCTTGCCGGGAGTGATTCCAGCGCCCTTTGAATACCACGCTGGAGGCAACCACGGAACACCGTCGTATTCATCCAGATTCTTCACACCGTTTTTCACAGCAGTGCTTCGACTCATTAATTTGCCCTCATCCAGCATCGCCGAGACGAGCGGGTCGGATTCGAGCGCGGAAGGCTCAAATTCCAGCGTCTGCCGTGCGTTTGGCGTGAGGCCGTCGAGATAGGCCGTCATGCGCCGGTCGAAGCCGTCAGCCTCGCGGAATGCCTGCTCTTTGCCGATGTCCTTCGCGGTGCGGATTACATCACCCTTGGCGATCCACTCAGCGCCAAGGCGCAAAGCTCGCTCTTTCGCTACCTGCGCAATGGCAAGGCGAAGTTCCGGCTTAGCTTGGAAGAGGGAGAATTTTGCGGCCATGCGGCTCTCGAAGTCGCCGGGGCGGAGGGAGAAGGTTTCGCCCTCCACCGGCCTCCCGTTCTCTTCGAGAATGCGGACAAGGTTCTCGTCGAAGATCACAAAGTTGCGAGTGCCGTCGCCAGCACCTCGACTGCCAGCGTCGAGGTAGCGGATGCCGGGGATGCCAGCTTTCGCCAGCATTTCGGAGGCCGCCACAGCTTCCCCAAGACGGTTATAAAATTGCGCTCCACTACCTGCGTTGACATTGCCGAGACGAACTTTTAGTTGGTCGATCTGCTTTTGCGCAAGGCCAGCTTGCCGCCCTTCTAAAGCAATGCGTGGAGTCAGCAAATCAATAGCCTGCTGAATATCTCCGGGGCTTTCTGGCAGGCTCGCCAGCGCCGCCTTCACTTTATCGCTCTGCTCACTCAGCGGCTTATCCCAATCGAGGAAATCAGCTTCGTCCGGCAGGAGTTCGACGGTGTAGAGGTTGCCGCGCTCTTGCCCTCGCGCTTCACGCATTCCCCATTCAAGGGCAGCAGTTGAGGCATTCGGATACGCTGAACGAAGATCCTCAAGCGTGACGTTGCCGTTTGAGGCAATGAACGATTTGGCTGCTTCAGTGAATGCCGAATCATAATCGTCCGGCTGGCGCGGCCTCAACTGCTCCTGATAATTTCTTGCCACTCCTTCGTTCTCCGCAAAGTAAAGCCCCCAGCCGTAAGCCTGCGCACCCTCGCCCGTGCCGATTTTTGCCGTCGTGAACTTATCGACCTTGTGCGGCGTGCCGTGGTAGGCGCGAATTGAGAACGTCGTAGGGCCGACGAGTTGCGCGCCGTCCGGCATTTCGACGACCTTCGAGGCGTCAGCAGGAACGGCGCGAGAAGCGCGGTTGACGAGCGAATCACCGCTAAACAGACCTGCGTTCCCGCCTTCAAACTCAAGCCACAAAAATCCACTACCGCGCCGCTCGATCGAGGTCACGGTTTGCGCGCCCCCCAAATCTATTATGTCTCCAACTTTAATGGAGGAAGCTTTTACGCCCTTCCTTTTGGGGGCGGTGTAGTTGACGCTGCTTTTGGGCGCTTCACGAATTGGTATTTGGCGAACGTCGGCTTTAGCACTGACGCCCCCTGTTTCCTTGAGGGCTTCAAGGGCTTCGTTCCGTATTGGGCTGGCGTTTCCACGGCGAACAATCTCCACGGGCTCCGAGTAGGCGTCAAATGGCTTTGCAAATGGACTTAGCGCCCTTCTGTCTTCGCTTTTCCATTCCGGCTCCCCGGTCACATCGGTATAAACTACCCAATACCCAAGCTTTTGCCGTGGCTCCACACTATACACAGTAGCCTCAAAGTCGAGAGAGCGAACACGATCCCCGGCCTTAAACGGCACACCACCACGCTGTTGCACCGCGAGAGAAAACGTCTCGCCATTCGGCCCCGGATTCTCGGGCGAATACCCGGAAGTATCGACGACCTCCGCCGCGATGGCGTCCGCTTCTTTGGTCGCCGCCGCGTCATGCGAAACTTGCGAGTCGATGCCGAGCTGCTTTTCCAGCTCACTCACCAAATCCTCCGAGAGCTTGCCTGCGCTTTTCAGTTCGCCGAGCTTTTGTGCACGGCTGGCGACGGCGGCGAAGAAGGAGCTTTCGGCATTCATCGCGCCAGTCAGGCCGGATCGCATCAGGAGACGGCCAAAGCGGCGCATGGTCCGCTTTTGTAACGGCTCTCCGAAGGTGGAACGCCCGACGAGGTAGGACTGCCCCAGGTGTGACCACGCCTCTACGATGTCGTCATCTTTCAATTCACCGTCTGGAGCGTCACGAAAGAGCTTGTCGCCGCTGACATCCTCGTAACCACGGAGGCGGGAGAGCATCCATTCCCGGCCCTTTGCGTCCGCAATGATGGCTTTGGCGTCGCCCTCGATCTTTTCCTCTACCAACGTGAGGACGTTGGAGCCTTCCCATAGCTTGACCGTTGTGCGCAGAATGCCGTCTTTGAACTCGTTTTTTGAGCTTCCGAGGATCTGGAGCGACGAAAGAAAGTCGTCCGTTTCAGCCGTGGCCTTGTCGATGGCCTGCGCATCTTCGAAGGCGGCATCTGGAGACAGATCGCCAAGGGCTTTACCCTGTTCGACGCGCTGCTTGATTTGATCCACGCTCGCTCCGTCGTTCACGGCGTCCTGTGCCGTGCGGGCATTCGGCGAGAACTGAACGCCTACCTCACGGTTCACATCGAGATTCTTTTCCAGGCTGGCGAGCGTTTCGCGGGTGAGCGCGTGAACCTTGCCGAGTTGATCCTCGGTCCACGTCCAGCGTGCCGCGTCTGCTTCCCGATGGGAATTGAAAGCAGCCGTAGAGCCATCCTGAAACGTGAGCCGCCATTGATCGGCCGAGGCGTGAAGCATGCGGGGCAGGATGCCGCGCCGTTCAAGCTCCTGCTGCTGCGCTACCACGTCGCCGGATAGCTGGCGCATGCGTGACGCCAGACTCTTTGCGCCATCTTCCAGTGTCGTTTTATCCCCGGCCCGTGAACCCCAAAGCGACGAGGCTTTTGCGATTCGGGCATCTTCGGACTTCTCCGCGACGATTTCGACGGCTTGCGCTTCCGAGTAGTTCAAGGCCTTGAGTGCGTCGATGTTACTGGTCATCACCCGCGAGAGATTCGCCTGCGCACCGGTCATCACTCCGCCAAAAACGAGGGCCATGGGGGCGAGCACGGACAGCAATTCGGGCGTCGATTCAGCGGCTCGCGTCTTGTAGAAGCTCCAATCCACTTCCGGCACATCCGCAGCCAAAGCGCCGACGATCTGCTGAACTGCGGGCACGATAAAATTATCCTGAATCTGTTCCTCCGTGTATTCGGTAGCGAGCGAGATTCCCGCGTTTTGAGCATAGCGAAGCGCCAGCCCAGCGCCTCCGCCGATTGGCCTCGTAAAGCCAGCGAGAACCGTTTGCAGCTTCGTGAACCTGCCGAGCTGGAGCATGTTCGAAAGCGATTCGACGGCGGCTTGTAGGGGCGCGGCCATGACGCCGATTTGAATGGCCCTGTCATTGTCCAAACCAGCGGCTCGAAGATCGCGCCGGTTCTGCTCTGCGAAATCAGCCGTAAAGAGCATGCCGCCGCCCCATGGTCCGAGCGCTGCCGTTGCCGCCATGAATGGAGCAACCGCTCCCGGCCCCTTGATGAGGCCCGTTTCAACGGTGTCATTGAGCCAGCCGATTGTCGGCTTTACGGGATCAACCTCGCCGGATACGATGGATGCAAGCTCATCATGGATTTCACCGAGGGCCTGACGCTGGGCAATACTCGCCTCCGTCGCGTCGAACTCTTCCGGCTTCATGGTATTCGAGAGCATGGCCGGGAGATTGCTCACCACATCGAGAGCGATCCCTGCCGTCGTGCCGACGGTAGAAGTCATACGTAAAAGCCCCTTGTCGAGTTCGCCGAGCATTTGTGACCAAAACCCTTTTTGATCGTATCCAGCCGCCTCCGCTCGCGCCGCAATTGAGGCGTAAATCTGCTTCCGCTCGCGAGGCTTCATCGTTGCCAGATCGCCAGCAATCTCGTCAATCCGGCCTGCCGCCTTCGCGTCAAAGGTTCGCGTACTATTGCTTTGCCCGGTCTGGCTTTCCATGAGCTTCAAAAGCTCGTCGGCAATGGGCAGGTAATCGCCCGCTCTGTCTTTAGCTTTGAGGTAACCTTTCGCGAACTCGGTCGAATCAGGGATGCGGTCGGTGTTCTTAGCCTGCCATGCTTGGAGCGACTGAATCACATCCTCCCCGCGAAGGGCCGCTTTCGCCCCCTCTAGCGCCGTCTCCTCTTTCCGCTTCATGGCGGCAACCTCACCCGCTGCGAGCTTGTAGAAGCCCAAGTCATCGACGGCCTTTTGCCCGCGCTTGGCGGCATAGTCGCTTTGGTAAAGCTCAAGCGAGCCGCTGATTTCGTCCGTCGTCTTGCCATAGACGCGGGATAAGAATGCCGTGTTTGCCACGCGGGCGCGGTCGGCATCTGGATTTTCAGCATAGGAGAGCGCTTCAACCAGAGATGGAGCGGCTTTATCGACGTTCTTCAGGCTGTCGAACATGGAGCGAAAGCGCTGCTCCGCCTCCTCTTGCTGTTTGGCATACGTCGGCCACTCAGGCTCTCCGAAGTCCTCTTGCTGCGTTTTGTAGCGTGTCAGGATGTCGAGAGCTTGCGGCCTTAGATCGTCGCTCATGGCGTCGATGTTTTGCGCGAGCGCGAGCGCTTCACTTTCGAGGATTCTGGGCATGGCGTTTCAAGATTTCGGAAATGTCGGCAGGAGGCAGGAGGCTTGGAGTCGAAGGGCTGCCAGAGACGGAAGTGGGCATACCCATCATCTGCGGATCGACTTCGCTCGCGGCCTTTGCTGTGAGCGGCATCTTGGCAAGCTCGGCCATGCGGCGAAAGACTCCCGCCGAATCCGTGAGCTTGCCGGTGGAAATCTCGCCGCGAAGCGTCTCTTTGATTTGCGACACAAGCGTCATCACCTTGTCTTTCGCGGCGGGATCGACTTCCTCGTCAGGCTCGAACGTGTCAGGCTGCTTTTCATGCGAAGAGCTAAACCAGCCCTCAACGAGGGAATAAACGCCCTCTCTCTTCTTGAATACCGGCTTTCCTTCCGCGTCCAGTTTCGGCTTTTTGTAGGAGCCGAGGCGCTGCTCATCGAATGCCCAGCGGTCGAGCGCCTGAAAGGCCTCTGTCGTGCGAACTGCCTCCATGCCGCCAGAAGCAAAGCGCGCATCGTAGAGGCTGCGCAGGTGGTCGAGATGCGGGCCGCTGAAATTGGCTTCGAGGAAGGCCTCATACTTGGCGCGCTCCAACGGCGCGGCATTCGACGGCATCGAGCCAATGGCGGTGATTTGACGCTGGAAAAGCTCCTCGTCATTTGAGGGCTGCGAGGTCGCGAGCGTGACAAGTTCTTGCCGGTCGAGGTCCGTCAAGGAGGCGTCGGCCTTGAGTTCATCGGGAGAGGGCAAATCACCAACGCCGATGCGACGGCGGAACGTGTTAAAGCTCTCCGTCCGGTTTTGCTGCTCCTGACGGTCGGCCATTTCGTTAATCTTGAACCGTTGCAGGTCCGAGATGCGAGAGGACTTTACGCCCTCGTCGGCCAACTCGCGCGCCATTGCGGGGTTGGTCGTCGCCATCATGGAAAGCTCCTCAAACTCCTTTTCTGCCGTCTTGGTCTTGAGGGCGCGCGTCAAATCTTGCCGCATCGCCTCTGCCTGCTCAGGAAAGGCCGCGCCGGAAGTCTCCAAAAGCTGAATAGCTCCAAAGGCGCGGTCTGGATCGTCATTATCAATTGCGGCGTTGATGGTGTTTTTAGCCGCCTGCAAGGTGCGTGCAGCGGTTTGCTTCAAGGCCTGCTCTTGGACGCGGCCCGTTTGGTTTGTGGCCCAGCGGCCCACGCCTTGCGCGAGCGAAAGACGACCATCCGCCGAAAGCTGGCGCTGCCCGTTCCGCTTTTCGAGTTCGCCGCTAATGCGCCGCCACTCGGGAAGCCATGTTTTTTCGTTCGTGTTTTTGGTCTGGAAAACCGCAAAGTCATTCGCGGCCTTCTGCATGTCCTGCTCCGCTTCGAGCAGTTCGCGGGCGTCGTTGACTCGCGTGTACTCCGCAAACACGCGGGCACCACTGGCCCCGAGGCTCATCAAGCCGCGCCCGATGTCATCAGTGGGCGCAGCAACGCGAGCCGTCTCCAGCGGTTGAACGCCGGATTCGAGAAAGGCAGTCTGGCCGTCACGGTAGCGAGTGCTCATGATGCTTTGCGGGGAGATTCTTTGCGGGGATAGTCGCGAGCCACGCCGTAGCCCATTTGCGCAAGCTCGCCGACGCCTTCGATCAGTAGGCCAGTCCCGCGTTGCTTGAGTGCCGCGATGCTTGAGGCCGCGCCGTAGCGGGCATTTGCGGCTTGGTTGGTCAGCGCGCGGGTCGTGAGGTCGCCGCCATATTGCGTGTCTGAAAGCTCGCGCTGTTGCAGCGTCAGTGTTTCGGCCATGATGGAGAGCGGCGAACCTCCGCCCGTGCCGCTCAAGGCCATGCGTGCCGCCTGCGTGGCGCGTGCCCCGGCCTGATTCTTGGCTGTGCGGCGCTGGTTCTCGGCAAGCTCGATTTGCTTCCGCTTGGCCTCATCCTCCGCCGCGCGCGCCTGCATGTCGCCCTCGATCTGCGCAGCCTTTTGTTGCTGCCGGTTGGCGTAAAGGCTCACGCCCAGGCCCCCGATAGAGGCGGCGGCGCTTAGTCCTGCAAAAATGGGTGCAAATGCCATGGCTTATTTCCCCTCCACTTCATGAATCAAAATGTATGCGAGCAAGTTAAAAGGCACAGGATCGGCGCTGCGGAATTGCAGCTCGATGGAATCCTCCCAGTCTGCCGGGACGTGGCTCGAAATGCGCTCTGTCCTGACCGTGAGCGCCGGTTCGTCGGCCTGCTCGCGCTCGTAGGGCGTCGAGTAGTCCAGCGCCGTCCAATCGCCGCCCGTTCGGAACTCGCCCCCGATGGAGTTGTAGAGGCAGGCAATGAGCCGGTTCGGACGCCAGCGCCTACCCTGCCCGGTGCCGTCATCCAGCACGACCTCTAAGCGCATTGGCCGAAGCGTGGCCTCATAGGCAAGGCCCACAATGGCCGACGTGGCAGCGGTTGTGAGCGTGACGGCCCCGGAGGAGACGGTTTTCGTCTCAATCCGGGCACCATCGGCCCAAATCTTGACCTGCTTTCCTTCGAGGTGCGAAAGGCCCGTAATGGACGTTCCCGAGGGCGTGACCTTGAGGCCCGAATCGACGTAGAAGAAATCACTCGCGGTGTCGAAATCGAAGTCTTGCGCGGTCGGGTAAAAGCGTTCGACGTTGCGAACCGTCGCGCCGTTGATGGTCCGACGCACCACGAACCACACTTCGTCACGTCCGTTGTCGCCGTAGATGGTCGCGACGCTCTCGAAAGCGCCGTCTGTGATATGGCGGTGCCATGCCGTGACGTTCTGGCGTCGATCATAGGTGAAGCCGCAAAGCTCGCCGTTGCCATTAATGGCCCACAGGACCGAGTCAGGCATGGCCGCAAAGTCCATATCGACGAGGCCAGAAGCGCCCAGGTGCTCCGCAAATTGCAGCACGTCCGAACCGCTCCAAGCGTCGCGGCTGAAATCGTAGTTGAACTCATGCAGGCGGCGCGCACTGCGCGGGCACCAGAACAAAGCATCGTTCACCATCTGCGGCGCGAGAGGCGCGGAGCCGTTCCGGGTCGTCAGGCGGGCGCGCATGTTGTCGGCAGTCAGCACCGAGTCGGATTCCCCGCTATTGATGATCCACTCCTCGCCAGTTGTGCCGATAACGAGATTGCGCCCAAGGGACTGCATCCACTCGATTTGATTTGTCTCGACGCTTGAAAGCGTGATGTCGATCCCGTCGTCATCCTCCGGGCCGGTGAAGAAGTTGTAGAAGTCATCGACGCGGCTTGACCATGCCCGCGAGACATCGCCCGAAACGCCCGCAAACCACAGGCGCGCCTCATGGAAGGCCACGGCGCGCGGGTAGTTGGCCCCGAAGGCTCCGCGATACCAATTGCGGTTGTCCTGCGTCAGAATCTCGCACGGCGCGAAAGAAACGTCAGGCAGCACAAAGGAGGCCGTGACTTCCGTGCTGGAAACAAACGAGTCAACGCGAACAAGCGCCGTCACGACTCCGGTTGTGGCCTCAATAAAAAAGCCTTGGTCGCGCGTTGACGAGGTAATTCCGGGCTCCCATCGAAAACGATAATAGCCGCCAGTGGAAGGGCCGTTGTAGGTCGAGGCAATGTTGCCATCTGTCGGCTTCTTGAAGCCCCAATGTCGAACGCGGTCCCAAGTGATGCGATCCGGGCTGAACTCCAAATAAAGTTCACCCTTCACCACGCCAGTCAAGTAGCCGGAAAACGTCGTTGTCGTTAAGGTTGAGCGGATAAGCACATCGCCAGCGACAAACATAGGTTCTGTCACATGCGTTACGCCGTTGGTGTGATCCGTGGATAAAAACACAGACCGCTTAACGCTGCCAACGTCGATTCGAAAAAACGTCCCGACATCGGCAGCGGAAAAGGTCGCGGCACTGGCGAAAAGTCGAAGGTTGGAATCTCCGACCGCTGCCCAGTAGGTAGCCCAAGAGCCGGAACCGCCAGGGCGCGGATTTGGGTTTGGCCCTTGTGATGCAATGAGGCCCGCCGTCGAGAGAATGCAGACGTAGCGGACGCCGTTCACGTCCACCATGTCGGCGGTGTCGTGGTCGTCGTCGCGCACCCACGGGCCGCGAGGTTTGACGAGCTTCCAGCGCGAGGCTGCAAGATCGGTCGCGAACGTGCCGGACGTGTGGGCCGTTGCGCACATGTAGAGCAGGCCACTTTCAAGCCGGACAGCCCCGACCGCGTAGGTCGTCGAGGTCGCCCACGCGGTAACGCCCGGTTGAATCCGAATTGTCGTCGTCGTGTCGTTGATGTCCGACATGGGCGGGAAGTCGAACGGGAACGCTTCGAGTGTCCAGCTTGTCTCCGAATTGCGCGAAAGACGGCGCGGCGCATGCGACGGATGCACAAGGAACATCACGTCGTTGATTTGGCAGAACTGCACCGCTTGAAGCTGTGCCGCCGTGTAGGGGGATGCGATTTCCACAGGCGTCCCGCTTGTGATGCGCGTCATGGCTGAACCGCCTTTCCAAAAGCGCATGTAGCTATCCCCCATCTCGATCACGTAGTTGGTCGAGGTTGAACGCTTAAAGGGAATCAGGCGCGTTGCCGTCGAGGAGGTTTTGACGGCCCCGCCGTATTGCAGGCCCGGACGCTTGAACGCTCCGCCGTAGGGCCGCACGACACAGTTTTGAAGCTCGCGGCAACCGTCGCGGTAAATGGCCGCGTCTGGCCGGGAGTCGAGCAGGGGCGAAAGCTCGCCGCCGTTGAAGGAAGCCTGGAAGGTGCGGGTTGCAATGCTCATGCGAAACGGGAGGCGTGGAGTTCGCTGCTTGCCGTGTTGACGTTGGTATCGCCCTTGCCCTCGCGCGCATCACGTCCGCGAGCATTTGGGAGCATTAGGCGCTCGTAGGTCTGTCGAATCTCTGCCGAGCGTCCAGCCGGTCCCGCGAGGTCTTGCGCCAGATAGGAGGCAAGAAGCGTCGAGAGCGCCGCCACGAACTCATGCGGATAGGTCGAGGTTGTTTCGTTGCGCCACGTGTAGGCCACAAAAGCCGCTTCGAGGTCGCAGAGGATGAAACCAGATTCGACACGAAACGGCTCCGTGTCGTTTTCCTCCATGTCTCGGTCAGGATCATCGACGACGCGCCGGACCTTGACGCAATCGGAAGGAAGCGCGTGCTGATACGACCACCCAAAGGCCGGGATTTTCAGGAACGTTCCGCCGCTCGAATAGCCAGACGCGAAAACGCTGTCTTGCAGGTCGAACGTGTCGGCGTCGATCCGCGTTGCAAAGAACGACCCGACCGCACAAGGAACCTTCTCGATTGCGGCCCGGTCGCCCGTCACTAGGCCGTGCGACACCTTCGTGATGCGGACAAGTCCGCCGTTGTTGGTCACGGATGTAATAGCCGTGCGCGTGACTTTGAGGCGCGTGCGTTTGGTGGCAAAGTTCCAGTTCTGCGCGCTCAGGGCTTCATTGAGTGCCAGTTCCCAAAACTTCCGGCCACTCACGGCCTGCGGGGTCGTGTCCGTGTCGGCATTCGCGAGAGACTTGCCCCCGATGAGCGCGAGAGCGGTGTTGATGATTTCAGTCTTGGTCATGGATGGTATTCAAAAAATGCGGGGGCCGTCCCCAACAAGAAAGGACAGCCCCCGCTGTTTTGTGCGCCACTGCATGCGCCTCGCCACACCCGAAGGGCGAATGGTTTAACCGAGCGTGTAGAAGATGTGCCACGTCTGCGTGTGCGCGGCGGCACTCGTCACGGTCGTAGGAGTCGCGATGAGCCAACCGGCATCCGTCAGCTTGTAGGGCGTCAGGAAAGCAGCGCCTTCCGTGCCCTCGGTCAGCAGCTTGCGGCCCGCCGAGCCACCGAGCGCAAGCCCGGAAATATAGCGGTCGTCGTCGCTGGCATCGCCGAGCTTGAGCGTCAGGGCATCGCCGGGGTCGCCGTAATCAACGGAGATGAGAGACGGCACCAACCGCGCGCCTTTGGGAAGGCGGCACAGATAAATGGCATCAGAGGTCGTGATGTCCGACGCGACGGAAACCGTAACGTCGAGATACTTGAGGTCGCCACCGTAGGCCGGGAGCGAAGGAGACTTGGACTGATCGGAAAGGGCCGAGTTTTGGGCCGTTGCGAGGTCTGAATAGATGGTAGCCATAGGAGGAGAAAGGAGGTGAAGATTTGAGGAAAAGGGCGCTCCCCGAAAGGAGCGCCCCGAGATTCATCAGGGTTCGTTGCAGTAGATGCGAACGACGCCTTTGTTCTTGGCGCGAACGGCACCCATGCGCTTGACGGCGCGGAGCTGGGTCTTGTGCGACTTGGCCGGAAGCACGTCGATATGAACGTGGCGTTCGAGGTCAGCGAAGCGGACGCCGGACTTGTGCCATGCGACGACCTTGCGGACGCTGCTCGCCACGCTGAGGCGCTGAGAGGGCACCCAGGTGAAGCCCATGAAGCGGTCAACCTTGCCGTCCTTCAACGCCATGAAGTCGTTGTAGTCGCGGGAGGTGACTTCGGTGATGCCGAGAGCGTCGTCGAGCTGGCGCGCCCCATAGGCGAGGTAGCGTTCCGACTCGGGCACTTCGGCGAGGTCGAAGAGGCGCTTCGCATAGCGGAGCTTGCCCATCGTCAGGCCGGAATCGACCGTCGAGCCGGAAGGCACGTAGTTGACCGCGATGGACTGCGCCGAAAGGAAGGCGTCAGAATCCGTGCCGTTTTCGCCGATGTAGCGCGTTGCGTCCATGGCCTCAATGATGAGGTCATCGGCGCGGCGGTTTTCAGCGGCGGCGGCGGAGACGATTTCGTCAGACTGCGGGAGAGTGATTTCGCCGAGTTGCACGGCGTCGTCTTCGTCCCAGCTTTTGACGAACTGGAACTTGCGCCGGAAAATCCAGTATTTGAACCCGGTACTGTCGCCGTCGCCAGTGTCGGCCTTGCGATCCGTCACTTCGGACATTTCGGTTTGGTCGAGTTCATTGAACCACTTGCGCGCCCCGGTGAAAGGAGAGGCCGTGACGGCACCCTTCATGCGGGAGTTCATTTGCTGGTAAGCCTGCTCCCAGTTGGTCGCAAACTCGGTTTTGTAGAATGAGGGGATTTCAGCCATAAAGGTGAAGAAAGAATGAGAGGTTGATTGCCTTGGCGTGTCCGGTGCCTTTGGCGTTCAAGCTCGGTCTTTCGGTTCCCCGCGCGAAGCGGGCCGTCAGTGCCTTGCTTCGCGATTGCCCCTCTTGTCGTGTGAAGGGTCGCTTGGACAACGCGACGGAGTGAAACACCCGCCGCGTTGTCAAGAGTCGATCATGACAATTTTTCGCCAAGCAGCGCGGCAATGCGCGCCTGCGCGGCCTTCTGCTTTTCAAGGCCGTTCTTGCCCTGGTAGTCGTCGCCCTTGCGGATCGTGTCGGCCTGTTCGCGAAGCGTTGCTTGCGCGCCGTCGCCGCCGAGAAGTTTATCTTCGCGCATGAGCTTCGAGGCCGAATGCAGGAGCCGGATCATCTTCGCATTACTGCCAACTTCCGGGTCGGTGATGTCCACGCCCAGGAGCTTCGCGGCTTTGACGGACTGCGCGAGATTTTCCTCGTAGCCTTGGCCCCATTCCTTTTTCAGCGCTTCGGTCTGCTGTGCAACGTAGGCCTCCGCGTCCGCGCCGTTCTTTTGCGCTGCCGCTTCCTGCGCCGAGAGATTGAGCGCCACAAGGTCAGCCAGTGCGGCTTTCGGCAGGTGGTGTTTGTGACCGATTTCCGCGAGCTTGCCCGCCAGTTCGTCGTTCCACTCCGCGCCCGCTGGCAGCTTTTCAGGCTTTAGGGGTCCGTAGCCGTCCGGCTTGTCAGGAGCGCCGACGAGCTTCCGCCATTCGGCGACCTGCTCAGGCGTGGCGTTCTCGCCGGGAGGAGTGAGGCGCTTGGCCGAAATGGCCTTTTCGGCATTCGCATAACCGCCGATGAGGTCGGTGATGGAAGGGAAGCGCCCGACGCTTGGCCCGAATGGCTTGAAGGCCTCGGGCAGCTTTTCGGTCCAGCCCTGCGCGAAAGTGCCGTCCGGGTTGATGAGTTCGTGGAAAGACAGCCCGCCGCCGTTCTGCTGGCTTTGCTGTTGCTGCCCCTGTTGCTGTTGCTGCTGTTGGCCGTCGCCTTGCTGCTGCTGTTGTCCTTCGAGTATGGTGCTCATGTTGGTGCTGTTGGGTGTGGATTAAATGGGTTCGCCGCCGTGCTCGCTTTCGGAGAGCTTTTCAAAGTGAGCATTTGCGCGGGCGGTCTTGCCGAACTGGAACTCGACCTCCTCGACGGTCGGCAGTGTCTTACCCGCATACTCGCGCGCGAAGTCCTCGGCGCTCAGGATCGTTTTCGCCCAGGCCACAAAGGCAGGCGTGCGACTGCCAAGAGCTTCGTGCATGGCCGGATACATGGGAATCAGCCCGCTGTCAGCCGCAACCGTGATGCCGTAGATGGTCGTCAGGTCCGTTTCCTCGGCAGGTCCGAGCTTGCTTTGCTCGACCTCGGGCGCTTCGGGCGCTTCCGGCTTGTCGATCGGCGTAGGCGTTTCCGGCGCTTTGCTTTCGATGACCTCAAAAGTCACGTCCGCGCCTGCGGCCTTGCGGACCTGCCCCATGATGACGGGCGGGAGTTTCGAGAGAGAGCGGACAACGCCGCCCTCCAGTTCTGCGATTTGCTGGCCGTCGCGACGAACGGCGCTTCCTTCAATGGTAATCATGCGGGTGCGTGGGTGTTGCTTGTTGCTTCTGCGGGTTTCAACTCCATGGCGTCGATCTCGAAATCAACGTCTAGGGGTAAAGTCATGAGCGCGAGAATGTGAGACATCACTTCGCGGTTGCCGTCCTTCTTAGCGGCGCGGTGCGTGTTGCCTTCGTGGCCGGTTTCAAAAACTGGCGCGGCGATGGGGTAGCGTTTTTGCAGGTGAATCCAGACTCGCTCCCAATCCTTGTTTTTGGACAGCGATTGTGCGGCCCCGCGAATAACGCGCAGCTCCTTTTGGCGTGGCGTCTCTTCTTCGGTCATTGCGCAATGGTGGGCATGATTTCCATGTTGCGGAACTCGCTCCAGATTTCGACCGCTAGTTCCTCGACATCCTTTTCGTTGTGAAGCTCAGGCCGGAGAGCGACGCCAGCCGCGTATCGCTTCCCCATGATTTCGGCCTCAAACCTGAAGGCTGTCACGCCCTCTTTCTCGAAGAGGTGCTGAATCCGCATTTGTAGGCCGAACTGCGAAGCAAAGTCCGCCATCTTGAGAACGGCGTCCTTGTTGCCACGTCGAAAGTGGTTCGAGAAATCGGGTCTAAATTCGTTGCTCATGCAAGGAGTTCGCGGGCTTGTTCGATGCCTCCGACCTTCTGGACGGTTCCCGCTGCCTTTTCGGCCATCTCGGCGGCCATTGCGGCCTGTTGAGCTTCTGCGGCCTGTTGGCGCTGCGCGTCGCGGACATCTTCCGGCTTGAGCCATTCGGCAGGGATGCCGTTCGCGAGAGCCTTGGCGCGCTCCATGGTGTCGAAATCGTAGTTGTCCAGCACGCCGGGAACGGCCTGCGCGATGGTCAGCGTTTCCTCCAGGGTCCGGCTTGCGGCCATGTTGCGCTGCATGCGGATTGCCAGCGCAAGCCGACCTTGGAGCACGACCTTCGGCATGGCAACGCGACCGCTGGCCGGATTGCCGCCAAGGAATGCTTCGGCAGGAGGCGGAGGAAGCTGGCCCGATTCGGCGAGCAGCGTAAAAACATGCTGCATCATCGGTTGCACTTCCTCGACGGCATCGCGCGAGAAAGCGGGCGTGATGAGGGTCAGGCGCTCGCCTGCCCGTTCTGCGACCTCGCGGGCCGTCATTTGGCGGTCGAGGTTCGCGAACATTTGGAAAAGCTCGACGTGAAACTTGGTCTGAATGGCGAGCTTCTTTTGCTCGACGATCCATTGCGCAGTCTTGAGGTCGGCAGGCTGATACAGAGGTCGCGGCCAGCGATCCGCAGCGACGTTCTGGTTGACGTAGTTCACGCCACGCGCCGTCATGATTAGCTGCCCTTCGAGTTCGTCGGGTGCCATCATGGGCGGGTCGATGGCGCGTTCGACCATCACGTCGAGCATGGCATGCAAGAAGTTGTTCTGCTTCACTTCCGGCAACGCGAGAATGCCCGGAGAGTAGCCCCAAGGACAGGTTGCACCAAGGGCCGACCATTTGAGGTAACGGGCCGCAAAGATCGGCATGGAGGCAAAGCCGGACTCCTTGAGCATTTGCTTCGAGGCAATGCAGACCCAGCACGACGCCACGGGCATGAAGATGGAGGCGGCAGGATTCGCCGTCTCGGGAATGTCGGCGCGGTCGCGCTCGTAGATGGCGTGAAGGACATCGAACTCCTTGCCCGCTCCGCCGTTCTTTTCGACCGCCCAGGCCTCGCGCATGTCTTTGGTCAGCGCCTCTTCGCCCATGAGTTCGACAATGCGGGAAGGCGCGAGCTTGTGGCGACGGAAAAAGCCCGTCACCTCGCCGAAAATGTTCTCCTCGATGCAGTAGGTGCCAATCGGGAACGACTCGAAGCGCAGGCGACCGTTGCGCATTTCGGCCAGCATAGCCGTTGTGCCGTGCGCGCACTTGGTCAGAAGGTTTTCATGACGGGACGTGTAGTAATTCGAGTTCGCGAGCAGTTCTTGCGCGACGTGCGAGGCCTCCTGAGTCCACAGCTTGACGGCATCGGTTGCCCGTTGGTTCGAGGGCGCGGCGAATTGAAACCATTCCTCGCTTGCCGAAGTCGTCCACGACATGAGGCCTGCCGCCATTGTCTGCAAGGCATCGCTGCCCGTCGTGTCAAACATGCGAGCCTCAACGCCTTTGTCTGGCGTGACGCGCTGCACCGTAATGCCAGCATGTCGGGGGCTGATCTTCTCGGCCACTTCCTGCCAAAGCGCATCAAAGGGCGCGCGGTCGCCTTCGAGGCGCTCGAACTTCTTAACCAGCTTTTCCGCCTTCGCTTTGTCGCGGGCGGAGTACATGGCCTTGGCGTCTTTGGGTTCGTCGGTCATTGCATGCTTTGGCCTTGCGGAACTTGCCCGAGAATGGTTTTCGGCTGCGCGGCCTGCCCGAGGATGGTTGAGCGAATGCCCTTCCTGCGGTTCGCCATCGCAGCGGCGTCAGTTGTGCCCTGTTGGACATCTTCTCGCACCGGCAAAGGAGCAGGAGGCGGAGGGGGCGGAGCTTGCGGTTTTGGCATGAATCCCATAGCAAAGTCTTTGGAGTTCTCGGAACTCCCAAAGTCGGGGGAAACCACGCCTGGAATAGCAAGCGAATTTTGTCTCACGCGGGCAGACGCGGAAGAACTCCGCCAAGTCACCGGCAGCGATCCACACGCACCAACAATCGCCGTCAGGGTCGGAAAGCTCCAGGTTGCCCCATTCGGCCCACGTCCAGTCAGAGCGGACAAGGCGAGCCATCACGAAAGCGGTAGGAGACGCCCACACGTAGCCGTTGCGAAGATGGGCCGCAAGATCGGCCTCGAAGGTATGGCCTGCCGCAAAGTGCGAGGCGTAGAGAGCGGCGATTGCTTGCTGGACGTTCATAGGCTCGTTGCCAGTCCTCCGACTGCCACCGTTCCGCGCCGTTTTGCTCTTGGCGTCTCATCGGCCCGCAGGTTGCCGACAAGGTAGCCCTGTTCATCGGCAGCGCCAAACGTCACCATAGCGTCGGCCCCGTGCGAGTTCACGTCATGCAGCGGAAGTGCCCGTAGTGCGCCAGAAGCCGCCTTTGGCTGCGTCCGGTAGTTCGTGAGGCATCCGAGGCCAGAAGGCAGCTTTTCACCGAAAGCGTCGATCTGCGGCTTCTCGCAGGCCGGATCAAACCACATGCGCGGGATGCGGTCACGCACGGCGTTGATGCCGTCCCACTTGTCGCCCGCAATCGGGATCGTGATAATCTTGTGGTTAGGCACCCCGGCGGTGACGAGCTGCGAGCGGTAAGTGATACATGAGCCGGTGTCGCGATGGTCAACGTCATGCGGGAAGAAGTGCGTCGAGAACGAAAGGCTTAGCTCCTGCTCAAACTGGCGAATGACTTCCGCAGCCCGGACAGCGCCCGCGCCGGTCGTGAAAAAGAACCGATGCCACAGGATGTCACGAAAGACCTGTTGGCCCACCCAGCAAGAGAGGCCGTCGTTGCCGATGTCCCAAAACGACCAAAGCGGGCGGTTCGCCTCGACGGTCAGCGGTCGGACACGGCCCTTGCTCTTGACCGTCACGACCTGCGGGAAGATTTGGCCGGACACGACCACGCGGATTGCCTCTTCGGCGATGGTCGGAAACTGCGTCCACACGTCGTCTTTCTGCTCCTGGCGCTTCTTCTCATACCAAGCCCAGCGCGAGGCCGGAATCTTGATGCCGTGCTTTTCCTGCATCTCAGCCGCGTATTTCAGCACCTCGTCAGACTGCGGGACATGGCCGGGAAGATCGTAAGACGGGTGCCCATACCACGGGAAGAAATGGAGCTTCCAATCCATGCGCGAGAGCGGTTTGCCCACCATCGAGAGCGCAAGGTCGAACAGGTCGCGCGCTGGCGTGCCCTCTCCGCCTTCCATGGTCGTCTCTACGTCGATGACGCCATGCGCCCCAATGGCGTTCAGGGTGCCTCGCTTGACTTTTCGGGCGCGATCCGGCGCGTGTGCAGACTGCGGCCCAGCTTCGGACCAGTGAATGCGGCGCGGCGTACCTCCCATGAAGGAGGTCGAGGCCTCCATGCAGGAGCCGTTCGACCATTCCAGCCGTTCCGTCGTGTCTTTGACCAGTTTCAGCCCCTTGTGAATCTGTGCCCAAATGTGCGCAATCACGGGATTCGGATGCTTTGGCCCGTCCTTCCATGCCCTGCGCGCAATGTCGAGCTTCTTCAAGGCGTCGTCCTCGCGGTAGTCCACAATGGCGCAATGGGTATTCGGGACCGTCAAGGCCTCGTCGAAATTGTCCAAGACAATGAGCGTGGACATGCCCAGCTTTCGAGCCTTCGGGACAAAATTTCGCGTGTGGCGCTCGCGAAGGAACTGCTCCTGTTCGGCGCGCATCACAAAGGGGATTAGGCCCCCGTCCTCGTCATCCTCGGGGAGAATGAGCATGAGATTGTTCAAGCGCCATCGCTTGTCACCCAGGCATGCGGCCATTTCCTCGGCTGTGACGGTGGCGGTCATGGCTTGGCTTTGAAGACTTTCGCCACCACTGCCGCAAGGTCGGGCAAGGCAACGTCAATGTGGCCCGTGTGTCGGACCTCCTCGGGTTCGTAGTAGGCGGCAGCTTTTCCGATTTCTCGAAGAGCGCCGGTCGCGGCTGAATAGTCCTCCGCATCTTCGGCCTTGTCGGCGATCTTTTCGAGTCGATCAAGCCAGCGGTCCTTTGTCAGGTCGAACTTGCGGTCAGCTTTCTCGCTTACCTTTTTTCTCAAATCTGCGATTCTTAGAGACACCTTAGAATCTTTAGAAAGCCGACAGCCCGTTACTTCCGCCGTCCCGCTTGAGCAATTCCCATCCCGGCTGACGTGCTCGACGTAGGCCTGACTGGCGGGCATGCCGAGAGCCACAGCTTGCGCAAACGCTTCATGTTTCGGGTTCTTCAATGCGGGCATGCTCGTATCGGGTTAGATGCAGGTCGTAAAGTCAAGGGGCGAACTGGCGCTGGAGCCGACAGACTCGCCAAGGCTCGCTAGCGGCTCAGCTCATTTGTTCGCCCGAGCCACACAGCGCAGGCATTTCTTCAAGCAGCCGTCATGCGTGAACCATCGGTCGCCCGCGTTGACCTTGGCCCCCGTGGGACCGTCCGCGCAGACCGGCAGGCCGTTGACGATAAAGTGGGCGGAGTCGTGGTGTAGCGATTGCATCCACTGTCCCGCAGAGTGTCCCGCACTTGCCTTCGTGGATCGTCCCGCGCAGCGTCTTGAGCGGCCATAGAACCACGTCGAAACTGTCTGAAACGGTAGGCGGAGCACCTTGGCGGCTCGCCTTGCTCCGTAGCCCTGGCCTTTGAGCGTCAGAGCCGCTGCTTTAGGGTCTGCTTTCATGGTTCTGGTTTTTCGATTCTGGCAGCGTCGATGATTGTGACCTGCTCGCGTTTGATGATCTCGAAAGGGCCGTGGATGGGCCCGAGAAGTTCCGGCAGCTTAGGCATCAGGCGCTCAATCGCGGCCTTGTTGTGCTCCGAATCGAGCACTTGAATGACAATGCGGTGGAAAGTCATGGTGTGGTGAAGGGTTGGAGTTTGGCGAGGGCGGATCGAAGCGATTTTTGATCTTCCTCGGTGACGGTCATTGTCAGCTCTTCGCCTGATTCCAAATGAACGTCTTCAATGTCATGGCGGAATAGGGCTGTTATTGCCTCCCGGATAGCCTCGCGCATCTCTTCATTCTCCGCCCTTAGCCCAGCGACTTCGGCTTCAAATCCGACGAGCTTGTAGGCGTAGTCATTGCACTGCCCGCAGGACACCGTGCGTCCTGAGAGGGCTTCGCGCATGGCGGCAATCTCAGCAGCCGGGTCAGCCATTTTAGCGCAAGCGTTGACGCAGGCGACAATGCGCTCTGCTTTAGCCCATGCAACAGAACTATCCTCACCAACAAGCTCATGGATGTCGGCAAAGTAGTCTCCTTTGCCATCCAACAGGCTTGTGGAAAGATGGCCTTCTTGAATAGTCCACGGCTCGCCGTAGTCGGGTGTTGGTGTGGTGTTCATGATCTTTGCTCTTTGGCTTGTTTCTGCTTTGCCCATCGAGCCGAAACGGCAGCGCGGGCGATGTTGGACCGTTCAGCGGCAGGGATGCCTTTCCAGCGAGCTTTTCCGCCCAGGCTCGCCAGCGTCTTGACCTCGAAGGCCGTGTTGCATTTGGGACAGGTCGCTTTCATGCAATTCGTTCAATCGGCACAAGCGCGCCGTGGTTCGTTCGTGTGTTCATGGTGTCAAAATTCGTAACCGGCTTGCTTGAGGGCGGAATTAGCGAGAATACGCGCGCGGTCTGCGCTTAGGTCTGGATCAAGCTCATCTTCGGGCTTTCCAAACTCGGCACGCATAGCCGCCAAAGCCTCCAGCAACGCGGGAACTGCGGCAATTGCTTGAGCGTTGGCTGCCTTCTCGACATCGCTTTTGCCGGTAGATGCGTTGCAGTCCGCGACGCCGTTGCCTAGTGGGCAGGAGACACGAAAAGGGAATGTGGATGCGGTGGCCCAATGCCCAGGTGTAATGTTAGGTGCTTTCATGGCATGGGATTCATACAAGCCCGCTCGTATTAGTCAACGGTATTTCGTGGTATTTTGTGGCACGTCGGGCAATTGAGCAAAAGCCCGGTTCCTGCATTCGCGAGCACGCGCCCGAGTCCAAGACAGCGGCGGCACGTCTTACTTGGCGAAACGCTCGCGCCAGCGGATAAGAAATGCGGAGATTGGCCCCACGTCGCCGTCATTGAGTCGGCACCGGCAGGCGTCGCCGCGCTCGCATTCGATAAAGCGGCATCCAGGTTCGTAGTCGAGGCATGGCCGTTGACCTTCTCGGCAGGTCGTGGAGGCGTTAAAGCGGTCGCGGATTCGTTCATATTCCGTCATGGGTGGTAAAGTTCAAAACTCGTCAGTCGCGGTCCCGTCGCGTTCATGCTCCCAAGTCGCAAAAGCAGACATCGGATTGCAAATTGTCGCAGATTTCGCGTTTGCGGGCGATTTGACGGCCTCTTGGCGTCGCATGATTGCTAACACTCGCGCGAGCTTGCGGCCAATCTGGCGGCTTGTGGGGCCGGTTTGTTGGCAAATAGGGTAAGGGATGGCATTCATGGTGTCGGTTCCTCGGTTTCGCGGATGACCTCAAAGCGGAAATTGTTCCCTCGCAGTTCCATCATGACATGGCGGTATCGCTCGCCGTCGCGCAGCTTCTTGAAAAAAATCTTCCGCACCCAGGACGGCTTTTCGTCCTCGTCCTGCTCGCCACGCTGCCAAGCTGGTTTCTTGCCCTGTTGCTTGACCTTTTGAATCTGAAGCAGGTTGTCGGCGTCCTGCTCGATTGCCATGCTTTCCCGCACCTCGCCGTCTTTGTTTTGCTGGCTGGGCATGATGATGTGCGCTCCCGTCGTCTTGGCGCACTGCTTGGCGGTCGCTGTGATGTGCGCAACCTCGCGCTCCCGATTCTTCTTGTCTGTGGCCGCCGTTTTGCACAACTGAATGTAGTCGATCATGGCAACGAGCCTCTTGCTGGCAGGCAACTTGCGGGCGCGGCGCGTGATGTCTCGGCAAATCTGCTCGATGGTCTTGCCCGCCACGTCGATGATGTGCATGTCCCACTCGCTGACCTTGCGGGCATGCGCAGCCAAAGAGCCTTGTTCGCCTCTGGTCAAAAGCCCCATCTTGAGGTTGCGGGCGTCAATACGCCCCTGCGAGCACAAAATGCGCCGCGCCTCGGTCTTGGGCATCATCTCATAAGTGTAATCAACGCACTGGTGCCCTTCCTTGGCGACCTCTTCGAGAATTTGGCGACACAGCGAGGACTTGCCATCGCTGGACTCTGCGGCCACGACCGTGAGGCATCCAGGCTCAAGCCCGCCCATGATGTCATCAACCGCCTCGATGCCGGTCGAGACGCCAGCAAACTTCCTGCCGGATGACGCCTGCCCCTCGCAATCTTCCAATACCTGCATGACGAGTTCACGGATCGGCGTCGAGGGCAATTCGGCGCTTTCCTCCATGGACGAAACTTCGCGAGCGTCTTGGATTCGCCGTGCCGCATCGTCGAGCACAACCGTCACGTCATCGTCGGTCTGCTCCTTGCCGTGTTCGTAGGCTTGAGCGATGTTCAGCGCAGAGGCGCGGATGACTTCGCGCAGCGTGAACTTCTCCATCACGATCTTGCGATAAAATGGGAAGTGCGCCGAGATAGGCGTAAAGCCCCAAAGGTCGCTAATCGCCACGGCTCCGCCTACTTTGTCGAGTGCCCCTTGCTCGCGCAGAAAATGAGTCAGCGTCACGGGGTCGAAGGGTTGCCCCTTGGCCGCAAGCGTTTGCATTGCCTCGTAAATGGCCCGCGTGCCTTCGTGGTAGATGGTGGCAGGCGCAGGACATTCGTTCAGCAGTTCGGGCCGCTGCATGAGGCACGAGATAACGCCCTTCTCGGCCTCGTCTGAGCAAGGCAGCGCGCGGTTAAGGGAAGCCAGAAGTTCTTCGGTCGTGAGGGTCATTTCGCAGACGGGTCAAAGTTTTTTGAGCGGTCGATTTCGCCGCTCCAGTTGTTCAGCAAAGTCAAGAGGTCGCGTCGCAGGTATTGGCACCCTGATTGCGTGTAGAACCAACGCACAGCCTTCCAATCGTCCGGCTCGATAGGCTTGGCGATCTTGGCCCATGCCTTCCGCTCTTTGTCGCTCCATGCTGTTGTGGGCCTGCGACCAAACCAAGACGCCACTTCTTTTTGCTCAGGGGTCAGGATTGGAATGGTTTGTTGAGCTTCCAACTCCAACGACGGCGGAGCCGGAGGTTTCCCGTTTGGGGATATAGGGGTAATAGAAGAAGAAGATGAAGATGAAGAGTTGCCATTTGGTTGATACGGTGGTTCAACCACCCTTGAACCACCCTTGCTTTCAGTAGGAGAGGGCTCTTTGTTTTTGGCTTTTTCGGCCCTCTTTTCAGCCGATTTGCGCCCGCCATCAGCCGACTTTTGACGCCAAAGAGCCTGCTTTTCACGCTCCATATCAAGTCGATCATGCACCAATTTGGTGCCGTCGTTGGGGTGTGGTTGGAACATTGCTTGAACCACCGTTGCAAGGGTGGTTGAACAACCCTTGCCAATCAAGCGGGCGCACTTTTCCGCGTCGGCTGGAATGCTGCCATGCTGCCAGCATGAAGCCACAAGACGTATGTATGCGCCCTCTTCGTCCAAGGATAGCATTTGGACTCGCTGACTCGAAATCCAGTCGGCGGGATAGAATTGAAACGCAGGCGCAGGCTTACCGTTCATTTGCAAAAAACAGGCCGCCCCATCAATGACCGCTGGAAACTCTGGAAAACGCAGAGATGCCACAAGGGCACGGGCAAGGATGGGGCGTTGTAGTGGTTTGTTTTCATTCTATCAGCCGTTTCCAGTCGGCGTCTTCTTTTGGATCACGTTCTCGCTTATTACAACGTGGTATTTTGTGGTTTTCCCAAAAAGCGCAATTTGCGCCTCTGGCGATTGATTTCCACATGTCGGGCGGCGTGATGTTTGGTGCATAACCAAACTACATCCAACGGCTTCGCGTAATCTTCATGATGGGCCTGCGCCGTATCGCTTCCGCAAATTTCACAAGGACATTTCTTCAACGCTCCCAAAGCAATAGCCTCTTGCACTAACGCATGAGCGCGAGCCTTGACCGGATTCATTTTCCTCCATTTATCCGAATGGTTGGGAAGCGGCTTTGCGACTTTCCCCATGCTGCGCCGTTTTGCCTGTTTGAGTCTTTGGCGCTCAAGCTCTCGCTCAACCCAATCTAGATCGGTTTGAACGAGGTGAAGCCTGCGCGCCTCGGCATCTCCTCTTGTGCAGTCCTTGCACTTGTTTAAGTGCCCGTCCGCCATGCGCGGATGAGTGTAAAATTGCTCCAATGGCTTTGTGGAGCGGCATCGAAAACACGTTTTCATGATTCTAAAACGGAATGTCTGAATCTTCCATGCCGTCCGCAATCGGCCCTTCTGGATACTCGATAGTCCCAGGAGGAGAGAGGCGCGGAGGTGCCTGTTGGTGAATGACGCGCTTTTGCGGCGGTTGCTGGCGCGCTGGCGCTTCATCTTCGGGCAGCGTCAAATTGCCAAGAATCGGCGCTTGAACGCCTTCGTCGCGGGCTTCCTTCGGGATGTCCTGCGAAACAAAATGCGTGTCGCCATATTGACCTGTGCCGTTCTTGTTCGGCCATGCGACAAGGTTCAGGTACTTGCCGTTTTTACCCTCAAAGATGTACTCCTTGAGGATGCGGGTAACGTTGATTTTGATTTTGATGGGGCGTGCCATGGTGATTAGAGGTTGAGCGGTGCTATTTGGTGGCATCACGACGCAATGGACGTGACGGTAATTTGAACGCCGGAAGGCTCGCCGAGAGCGGCCCACCGTTTGAGAAGTTGGCCTGAGCAGGCTTGGCTATCGTCGCGCCACATCTCGATTTTGGTCAAGGTGTCGAGCGCGGCCTTGTCGAGGTTGTCGCGATCCGGCTTTTGCGTGTGCCAGACGGGCGCGTCTGCTTTGATTTGCCCCTTGCTGGTAAAGTGCGACTTCGGGCGCGGAAACACGAACTCGCAATCGACTCGAACCGGGCCGCTTGGAAAAATCGGACGGTCTGCAAATGGTCGCATTGCCGAGCGTGCCGCCAGATGAATAGACGCCTTGAAGTCGTCAGCGGTGCCAGGATCATAGACGCCAGCATGACGACCGCGCACGAAAGCACGAACGCGAGGTTGGCCTTTTGGAATACCGGGAGCAAAAAAGATAATGGGCGTCATACAAGTTTGATGGTTGCGACCGACGCCTGCTTGAGCTTGTCCCAACCGGCAGACACGCCAGACACAGCGCGAATGCCAAGCGGCTCGTTCGGGTTTTCTTTTTCGCGCAGGTTCCAAGTCAGAACTTCCGCCTTGTGGCCGATGGCTTGGCCCAGCGTCGCGAGTTCGTTGATGAGTTGTTCAATCGTCATGGCAGTTGGTGGCTTTTGGCAGTATCAGGCTTGCAGTTGAAGTTTCGGCGTCATCTTCTCGCGATAGGCTCCGTATTCGATGACAAAGCGATCAATCGCGGCTTCCAGCTTCGCCGTGTAGTCGTCGCGCTCCACGACCAAGTGAAACGGTTGCAGGCCGGGGAAGTAAGAGAAGAAATGCCAGCGATCTAGTCCCGTGACGGCCATGGAGCCGTGAACCTGGGCCTTGTAGTCGTCGGGCAAAACGCCTTCCTCGATATACTGGGCATGCGTGAACGGCGACGGGCACTTGATTTCGAGGCCCGCCACATATTCGCCGGAGTCGTCCTTGATGAGCGAGTCAGGCGAGCAGCCGACGACGTGCTTCCATTGGTCAGCGGTCACAAAGGCGACCTGTTCGGCAGTCAGGCCCGTGTGAGCCTCGAAGGCCTTGCGCGCTTCCGGCTCCATCTCGGTCCCGCGATCGGTCCAAAACGTTCCGAGGAACTTAGCATAGTCGGGCGTGAAGCACTCAACCAACAAGTCGCGCATGTAGGCGCTGGCCTGTTTGGAATACTCGCCTTTCGCAGGCGTGATGATCTTCTTGAAGTTGCTCGCAGTCGCGCGGCCACGGCGGAGCGCAAACCATTCTTCGGAACCCTGGAGAAAGCCTTGGTGAATTTTCATGCTGTAAGTTTGTCGTGAAGTTTCATTGCGATCCATTGCCAGACCGATTCAGTGTTTTTGATGTAATGCGGACAGTCGTTGCCGTCTGACCACTCATCGTCTTCTAAGTGCTCGAAACTGCCTTCCAATTTGGTGCCCCAAAGAGTAAAGCAGACACTGGCGCAATCGTCCTCAATAGTGACGGACACCGGCACGTCCCAGTCGAGCATAGCAACGCGGAAGGTGTCGCGCAGGGTGTTGATTCGGTCGGCGCTCATGCTTGGCCTCCTTTCTGGCGCATGCCGTAAAATGGCGTGCTGATTTCCACTTCATTAGACGCGCGGGGAGCAACAATAATACCGCCTCCATGAATAGCATCGCCGATAAAGTGAAACTCCACGCCACGCACCGAAATGCTGGCTTCGTTAGCGACCACTTCAAAAATCGTGCGTTGGTCGGCATTCACAAAACGAAGGCGCTCCCCGGCGACTATCTGAACGTCAGCAGTGACGGCGTGGCCTGTTTCCATGTGCAATTTGGCGCTCATACAAAAGCCCCCCTTTCCTTGTCCCACTTCACGCCCAGGGCCTTAGCCCGCGCCTGAATGGCTTTCTTCACCATCTCTTGTTTAGCGCCCGTCAAAGCCGCGTTGGCTTGCTCGACGTAGGAGCCGAGGTTTTCAGCGTCAGAATCGGCCACAGCTTCGAGCAGGTCGGTTGCCAGCATGTCCTCTTGCGTTGGCTCCGCGACTTCGTGAACAACTTCTGTTTCCGCCTCGATGGTCGGAGCCTCGCCGGGAATCTGCGCGAATGGGTCGAGGGGCGCGGATCGTGCAGCTTTCGGCGTCGCGTCCTTCGCGCCAGCAAGTCCAGGAGTCGCGATAGCTTCGTCCTCGTCCGTGATGCCCGAGAACCCAAAGGCAACGCGAGCGCCTTGGATCGTGGCCTTGTGGCGCAGCATGCGGCTTTCCATCTTCCACGGCTCTGTGTTGCGGCGGCATTCGTTCAGGTACTCAGTTACCCGTGTCGGATGGCTGCGGTCCTTGCGGTAAATAATAGACGTGCAGGAAACGAGCCTGCCCTGTTCGTCGTGCTCAAACTGATAGTCAATGCCGTCGAACTGCGGATGGTCGTTCATCATGCGAATCCAGCCGTCAATCGAGACGACCGGCACGATGCCGCCGCCTTTGGCTGGGAAGGCGTAAATTTCCTTCGTAAGCGGGTTGAGGCCGTATTCGTTCGACACGACGACAAGCGCCAAAAGCTCGTCATTCGTCGCGTTGCGGAACACGGTGTTTTTCAGCGTTTCGAGCAGCTTGTTAGGCTCGACGTGGTATTTATCGGCCATCACCACAAGGGCGGAGGCGCGAGGTTGGGCAGTGGCTAGTTGTTCACTCATGGGTTACTTGTTGGTTTTCGGGTTCTGGCGTTCGAGAAGCTGGCGAAGGCTGCGGTAGCATTTCAGGCGGTCGGAAAGCTCGACCTGCTTTTCCGCAATGAGCCAATCGACGGCGGCAGTCAGGTCGTAGCCGTTCGCTTGGAGTTGAGTCACGACGGGCGCGAAAGGTGCCCAGGATGAGCGCGACGGCTTTTGCGGCGGCAGTGCTTTCGCGGCTTTGGCGAGGAGTTGGGTGATGGGTGTTTTCATGCGTTGAAGATCAGATAAGCAGCCGTCGCGACGCAGCCGATGCAGAAGCCGAGCGCGTAGAAGGTCAGGGAAGCGCGGCGTTCATGCACCTGCGCAATCGTGCGCGGGCGCAGGTCGAGCATGTGAGGGCTGGGGCGAAGGCGGATGTTCATGGCTTTTGGTGCTATTCGGTGGCTTCGGGCGTTTCGAGTTCGCGGATTGCTTCGAGGACGACGGAAAGGGGCGTGCGCTCTGTGAATCGGGCCTCCCACGATTCGCGTTCGTCTGTGATGTAAAGATGCGGCCCGTTGCTTGTCGGCCACTCTCCCGAACTGATGCAGATATGCGAGTCACCGGCTTGCAGGTAGATGGGATGCCCGTCCGCGTTGTCGGGGTGCTTCGGGTCGATCTTGAGGCCTTTATCGGCAAGCATTGAATCGACAGCCTTCCACCATCCTTGGCGGCGCAGGGTTTGCGACTCGATCCAAAGCGGAATCAGCTTAGCGTCACTCATGACTTGCGGCCCTTTCTAGCCTTCGGCGTCACAGCAGCGGAGGCCGCGTGAATCCAGTTCAACATGGAGAGCGTTTCAGCTTCGGGCGTGTGCTTGCTGCGAGATGCAGCAGCTTTGACCCAGCGCGAAAGCTCAGGAGGGAGTTCAAGCGTCAGCTTCATTTCCGTGCTCCTTTCTTGGTCTTGGAGGGTTTGGCGATTTCCGCGCGGATGAGTTTTGCCAGCAAGGATTCGGCGCTAGCGCCTGCCTGTATGGCCTTGTCGCGAAACGCGCTGATTTCGTCAGCGCTGAGCGTGTCGCTTTCTGTGATCTTGAGGAGTAGTTCCATGGCGTGTAAGAAGTAGTTACATCTGGTCTAACATTGGTCAAATAAAAAGTTGTATCGGATGTAACTTTGATTACATTCGAGAACTATGAACCTCCAAAAACAGGCCGCAAAACTCCAAGCCGAACGCAAGTCGCTTGGCTATACTCAGAAGTCTCTCGCCGCTTTTCTCGGTTGCTCTAAGAGCGCCGTCATTGCTTGGGAAAACGCCCAAAATCCCATCCCTGATTGGGTCTGGAAGATGCTTAGACAGCAGCCTTCCATTATGCCGATGTTCTCAATTGATGAGTTCGCCTCCATGCAGAAAAAGGCGGAGGCGCAGGGGCAAACCCTGCAACAATGGGTTGAGTCTGTTATCAAATCGGCGCTGATCTTTTTCTTGGCGGGCCTCTTGCTCTACTGCATCGCATAACATGAAACCTTGGATGATTCCCGCCTTCGTGGTTGCCACGCTCTGCGCTGGCTTGTTGGTCTTGCGCGCGCGTCGATCTGGTCTTTTGGAAAATCTCCCACCTCCGCCAGCCTTGCACCCTTTGGGCCAAAGCGACGGGCATCCATAGGCGAGGCGCTGAAGGTCGGGACAGCATCGCGTCAAAATTGTAACACAAGTTCACACTTGCACAAGTGGCACAATGCCACGAAATGCCACGCATGGCCAGCATTCGACCCGACAAGAAAACCAATACGTCCATTTCGATTGATGCCGCGATCCACAAGGGCGGGCAGCGAATCGCCAAGGAACAGCGCCGCAACTTCTCGTCCTACGTCGAAAACCTCATTTGGGAAGACATGCGCCGTCACGACGATTTGCGCATTCTGGCCGCTGCCAAGGCTTCGCGCAGGGCTTGAACCTCCGCGTGAACGTAGCGCCGCGCGACCTTCGGGGAATCGTGATCCGTGACAAGCCGCGCCAGTTCGCCCGACACGCCAGCGGCAGCGAGGCGCGAGGCCATCGAGTGCCGGTAGGAATGGAAGGACCGCGCATGAATGATCCGCGCCCCGCGCTGCACCGGAACAGGATCAACGCCAGCGGCTCGAAGCCAGCCGATGAATTGCTCCGACACGCGCCCGTTGCGGTTGTCGGCCTTCTCGATGGTCTGGAAGCCCTCCAGTCGCGACAAAAGCCGCGCCAGCCATCGCGGCAAGGGCAAGACGACCTCGCGGCCCCTGCCGCCCTTTTTGCGCGGCGAGAGCGTCAGCAGGTCGCCGTTGGCCGTCGTGGCGTCGAGCAGGTCTTGCAGGCGGTGGCCGGTATGCCAGCCCAGCGCGGCGAGGCAGCACCAATCTTTGCGCTTGGCGCGGCGCATGGCCCGCAGGATTGCGGCTTGCTGGCCTCGCGTGATCGTCTCCTTGTCGATGGAGTCGTTCCGCGCCCGCGTGACGGCATCCACCGGATTGCTCGTCAGGTGCCCCAGCTTGACCGCCCGACTGAAAACCATGCCCACAAAGCGCAGGTGATCGTTCGCCGTCGTGGCGCTGAACTTGGCCTTGGTCGCCAGATAGTAGGCCTCGATTGTCTCGACCGTCCAGGCCGTAACCGGCTGCGCGGCTTTTGGACCGGCCCAGGCTTCGAGCGCCGCCCACTGCGCCGCATACTTCCGCGCTGTGCTCTCGGCCACGTCGGAGCCGTCCAGTAGCCCCTTCGCGACGCTGGCAAGGCTTGGCGCTGCCGCCAGCTCATCGAGGCCCGCCAGCCGCAGGATGTCATTCACCATCCGCAAAGCCTTCTCGCGATTCAGGACGCCAGCCTTGGCGGCCTGCGATCCGGCCTCAAGCGTAGCCGCAATGCCTGCCGCTGCCGCCTTGTCCTGAACGCCCGTCGATTGCTGCCGCCAGACCCATTTCCCGGCGCGAGCATCCCAGGCGCGAAACGCCGCAATCCACACGTCTGAACGCCCTCGCTGAAACACAGAAGCCATGCCACAACGGTAGCCACAAAGCCCACAGGCGAGCCACAAAAAAAGCCACAAATGCGCCATTTCGTGTCATTCCGCATGACATGGCGTGTAATTTTGCCGTTTTCCCAGCTACACAGCCCAAACGCGGGCACAAAAAAGCCGCTCGAAAGCGGCTGAAATGATGAAGTGGAGCATAGCGGGTGATCCGTTTCAGTGGGGAACTAGGCCAATCGCACAAAGGAAGCCACAAGGCGGCACATTTGCACGCTGTCATTTGTGCATTTCAAGGAACGACCTTTTGCACGTCGTAGTTGGCGGCAATCATGCGCTCACGCGCCGTCGCCAGCGTGAGGCCAAAGGTAACTTGGAAGTGCGGAGTCTCCGTGAAGGACTTCCAGTTTCCGGCCCACTCGACGCCATGCTTGGCGGCAATCCGGCCAATCTCAGCATAAAACCTGTCGGCATCGACGGGCCGTTTCTCGTCCAGATAAACGCCGTTTCGGAAAAGGCCCAGGTCGATAGCGAGGCCGAAGTTGTGCCAGCTCGATCCGGGCCGCGCCTTTGTGACGATGCGCCCCGACTTGGTTCGGCCCTGCGCATAAAGCGCCGCCTGCGCGGCCCATGAGCGCAGGCCGGAAATGACTTCGATGGAAACGCCCCTTGCGGACATGGCGGCTTCTGCTTCCGCAAGGAACGGCTCGATTTTGGCAAGAGCCTTGCGGTTCAGACTGCCGAGGTTTTCGATGGTGCGCTTGGTTCTCATGGCGTTTTGGATGCGTAGTAGAAGGCCCCGACAACAAGGCCGATCATGACCGCGCCAGATAGAATGATGCGCGCGCCCGTTTCGGGCATCGACATGGCGGCGAGGTCGAGGAGCGTGTTCATGGAATTAGAATCTCGTCATGTTCGAGAATTTCGCGGACGGTGCCCGGAAGTGCGAGACCGATCCACGTTGAATGCCCGTAGTGGTCGCGCGAGTGGTCAAAGACGCGGCCCGGAAAGCGATCCGCCAAAGCCTTGCCGCGCAGGCCCAGCGATCCGAAGCCCAGGCCGACAAAGTTGAGCAGCTTCGCGGACAGGCCAGCCGCCAGAAGCGCCTTGTCGTTTGCGCTGCCGTAGATGTGGACGCGGCTAATCGCGCCGCACTGCACCGCTTGCGCGAAGTCCGCATCCTCCGCAGCTGGGGCGATCAGGTGGACGCTATCCAGTCGGAGCGTTGGAATCTCCTTCTTTGCTGCCGCCAGCGCCACACGCGCGATCAAATCGCAGCCGTTGCTGTGCCCGATCATGCGGACGGTCCAGCCGTCCTCCGCGTAGCCCAGCGCCTTGTGCAGCAGCTTCTCCGCGCGGCGCGCCTGGAACAGCCTGCGAGTCAGCGCCGTCGTGTAATACTCGAACTTTTCAGGCTTCACGTAGTCGGGCGTCTGCCGGTTGAGCAGCGTTGCCGCCTCATCGACCCAGCCGTCCGTCTGCGCCGGGTTCGTGTGGATGCCGTTCAGGATGAAATAGACGACGCGACGGCTCATGGCGTGGCCTCCTCGCATTCAGGTTGGAGCTTGGCTGCGACCTTTCCGCCCGATTCGGCGGGATTCGGAATGATGCGGAAACCTGCGGAAATGCGCCAGCTCTTGCCATCCTTCTCAGGCATCGGCACGATCTGGCCGCGCGCGATGTAGTTCAAGACGGTGCGCTCGTCGCAGCCCTCGCGAGTAGCCACATCCTTCGTAGTCAGCCACGTTTTGGCGCTGTCCACCATCTCGGTGCCCGCCCCCGCGTTGCCCATGTTGATGCTGTTGGAGATGTTGCCCTTGCCACCGCTCTGCATGGCGATTTGCATTTTCATCACGGCAATGTCGCGATCGTGAGCGAGGATGGTGTTAACCGTCCAAACAAAGAACAACGG